ACCTGCCGCTGACATATCAAGTGAGAGGGCTGTGATGGTACTTCCGCCATCAACACCCTGTAATTTTAAGTCTCCATCACTAATCTGTGATTTAATGTGAAGATGATTGCTATCTTGATAAAGAGTTCCGTAAAGCGTTCCTGCATGTTTAAGGTTTAAAATTCCACTTGAATTTGAATCTATAGTTGTCTCACCTGCAACGTCTAGTGTTAGGTTGCCAGAACCTACATCAATCTCATTACCATCTATTGTGATGTTATCTACTACTAGGGATGTTGCTCCTATAGTAGTAAACGATCCCGCTGCCGCGCTTGCGCCTCCGATTACAGTGCCATCAATAGCACCACCACCTATATCTACAGAGTTAGAAATAAAGTTGGTAATCGTAAAGTTGCCGGTGCTATTAGCGATAGTCGCCGAAGCCGTACCATCATTTGCAGAAATGCTGCCCGTTTCTACGTCAGTAGCGTTAACTACGTCATCTTTAAGCAAAACGCTGTCAATTGTGACACCGCTACCGGCAGTAGTTTCGTTGATCGTGTTTGAGGTCAAAGCTTGACCGTTATTAATAACTAGGTTGTTTGATCCAGAGGTGTTGCCGTTGGCTAAAATTTCCGCCAGCGTATCAACCGTGCCCACTTGGCTATCAACATACGCTTTGATACTTTGCTGTGTAGCAAGCTTTGTGGCGCTGTTGGACGACATGTTGTCTTCGTCTTTAATACCGGTAACAGTCGCGCCATCACCTGCAATATTCAAACTGGTGTTAGCTACAATAGTTGTGGCAGTAAGGGCTGCTGGAGTGCTACCACCGATAACAGCGTTATCGACAGTACCGCCATTAATATCGGCAGTTGTAGCAGTAAGAGATGGAGTGGTAAGTGCTGTTACACGTAAATTAGTGTAAACGTCAGTAACCGTAGCAGCAGAAGCGCCACCACCGTCAAATTTAACTACCATATCAACGCCCGCAGGGACTTCTAAGTCACGCGCAGCGTTGTATGTGCCTTGAAAAAGAATAACAGACCGACTACTTGCCAGACTGTTTCTTACAAAAACTATTTTTTCAGCGTCATTCGGGTCAAGCTGCACATACGCAGAGCCCCCAAGATCGCCTGAACTATAAAATTCAATCCACTTGTTGCGCCCGTCTGAGGCAGCACCGTTAGTGATTTGAAGTGCATTTGGTGAACCGGTTGAACCTGCGCTAGTGAGTGTTACCCGTACTGCGCCATTAATTCCTTGGTCCAGAATATCAAAATTTGTGTTTGTAGTATCGCCCCATGTACCCGACTGCTCACCAGTAGCCGGTTTTTCAATACCGAGGTTAACTGTATAGGTACTTGGCATCTATTTTATCCTCACGCTGCTATTTGCGTCCAATTTGCGCTCTGGGCTGGTACTTCCTCCGACCATGATGGCGACTGGTTAACATTAATCTCACTATACCCCGGATTTTGATCGGGGACAATGTTTGAATAAACCAGTACATTTCCAACAACACCTGTTGCGCTGACTCCTATTACATTAATTACAGTATTACTATTAACAGTAACACTGCCTACTTGACCTGTTGCACTTACTCCGCCAACGCTAATTGTTTGACCAGTTTTAATTGAAACTGATCCAACAGAGCCCGTTGCAGACAGACCTGTTACCGGTGCATTGGCTTTACCACTTGTAGTGACAGAGCCTACTGAACCAGTAGCTTCAAGACCTGTTGGGAATATATTGGCTTTTGCAACAACTGTTACGGAACCAACAGCCCCAGTGGCCTGTAATCCTGTGACAGGTACAATAGCGCCAGCTACAACGCTTACAGAGCCTACAGCCCCTGTTCCTGACACGCCCGTAACATTTACGTTTGCATCTGCGGTAACCGATACGGAGCCTACTGCTCCAGTTCCGGCTAATCCGGTGACCGGGATATTCGCATCACCTGTAATGGCAACCGAACCGACTTGGCCTGTACCCGCTACACCTGTAACGTTTGCATTGGCGTCCGCCGTTACACTGACACTGCCAACTTGGCCTGTACCAGCAATTCCCGTGACTGCAACATTGGCAACGCCTATTACCGTTACGCTACCTACGCTACCAGTCGCTTGTAGGCCAGTAACCGGTGCATTGGCATCCGCCGTTACCGTTACAGAACCTACTGAGCCCGTAGCTAAAGGTAATCCACTTTGGGACCACGGACCCGCGCCCCAACCAGAGCGACCCCAGCCGCCTATTGGGACGATAACATCGGCCATTACGCTATCCGAATAATGGCATTACTTGCATCAGCGGTTGGAAAAACAATCGTAAAGTCACCTGCGGTGGATGTTTTGTCGCCGCCGAAATCCAAAACTACAATTGACGGATTGGTTACCGACAAAGATGCAGTGTTTGGAGTTGTATTATATATAAGTGCCCCCCTCGCAGTGATAGTGGCAGTAGAAAAAGTTTCATCTTGGAAATCGGTCAATGCCGTAGTCCCAGATGAAGTGGGATCAACGTTTGTTAACGCACCCCCACCTGCACTATATCCTGTGCCGCTTACCTCATTCGAGGTTGTATACGCTGTCGTTGCCGCAGTAAAGGACGCCGAGTTTGTATAAAGAGCAATTTTAAAAGTATCTCCCGAAGAGAGATCAAAGTCGTGGACACCGTACAATAGCTCTTTCTTGAACGATGTACACATGAAGTTTCCGCTGAAAGCCATGGTTACAGTCTCCTAATAAGTTCCGCGAGTTCAAGATTTCCTGAATCTTTAATCGCATTGTACACGGTGGTTCTATCACTTTTAATCGCTTCGCGCATGTAAAATTCTAAAACTTTTACAATGTGTTTACGAAAGGCATGTGCTTGTGCCTGTATTGCAGGGTTTGCAGAATCGCTAATTGATATAATTTTATCAGCACAACGCTTCGCAACTTCCTCTGGTGTAAAACCACGATTCTGGGTAGTGTGTACTTCCACCTTAAAATCAGGGTTTAAATCTATTTCTAGTGCAGGAAAACTCATTGTTTAGGCCTCACTAGCATTCCGGTGCGATAATCATCGGTTACTTCTTTGTTTTCACCAAGCATTTTCATGCCTGTCATCGCTTCAGTAAATCTTTTTTCATAATTAGCCATAACATCTTGTTCGCCTTTCATATATATGTAGGCTTCTATCAAGCTGCCATACAACATGGCCATTTGAGCGTTTTCACTCAACCACGTTGTTCCTGACCCGGCTCCGGCTGTCAAACTCGTGGGTCTGTAAAAATAATGTAGCTCAACCGCACTTGCTGCATCCGGTGTAGGACCAACAATAAAATTATCAACGTCAAAAAGGGCATAAAACCGCGGACTACCCGTAGTTGCAGGGTTTGGATTGAAAGATTGAACAAAATCTGTGTCTTTAAACTCTAAAAACACCTTATTACTACTCGCATCTGTAAAAGAAAGCGAAAATGGTGCTAAAAAGTCACTAGGTGCCGCTAAAAACTGATTGTTCTGCGACATATTGCCGCTGACATTCTTTCTAAACAGGCTTAATTGGACGTTTTTAAGGATTCTTTCTTCTGCTTGCCTGATAAAAACAGGCAAATTTGTTACAAAAGACGTTTCATCGTTTTCTGCATAGTCTTGTATAGCTGTTTTAAGTTGATCGTAAGTAAAACTCATGGCGTCACCACCGATACTGAGCCTACTGAGCCTTGTAAAGCAGTTGTTATCTCCAATTCTGAGGGCATTTCTGCGGTTCCACCTGTACCCCAGTTACCGCTACCGAGGTATACAATGCCGTTTGTAGTGATAACTAAAAAGGCACTTGTTGGGTTATCCGGTTGCGGTCTAGCGTTCTGTAGAGCTTGTGGATCAACTACTTTTCTGAAAGGACCAAGCTGGGGTTGTTTTGGCTCGTATTCATCTGGTCCCACAAGCAAACCATTCCATTCTTTTTTCATTAATTGATATTTATAACGAAAACCAGAACGGTCCGATATTGCGTATGCGTTTTTACCAGATGCAAACTTAGCCATTAGCCCGTCCTATAGTATTCATACTTAGGAACAACATTAAACGAAGACCTGTCACGATCCTCTGTTGCGGCCCTATCGAATTCTTCCTCATACACCGCTTTGAGCATTTGAACTCTGTTGGGAGCCCTTTTCATAGCGAGGTAATAAGCCAGTCCTGCTGCTAAACATGGATAAAAACGGAAAGGCAGGTCCATTGTGTTAGTGTAAATGTCGGCATCGTCCATGCGGGTTAGAGCATCATAGATAACAACATCTGTGCTATTTTCAGGGACCGGCCAAATTTTTAAATTTGGTGTTAATTGACGATCTAAAAAGAATTGGTTAGGGCGACTTTGTGTTGTTTTGGTAGGAATAGTAAGAAATTCATCCCTGCTTAAACGTTCCAAAGAGTAATCCGTATTATCTCTTCTGAGGACAACAGATAAGACATCTATAATGTCTGCACCTAAAGCATATTCTCCAGTTCCTTGTGTAAGTGCTTGAGTTCTTTGCTTAATTGTCCATTGATTTAATCCACGGTTTGCCCAATCCGCAAGCAATAGATTTAGAGAACGTTTGGCAGTTTTGAGGTCGTAACCAGTACGAACCTCAAGACCACATCGCTCGAATGCTTCTTCAACGTAATCAGCTACGTCAAGATCAAAATCTTTGCTATTAGATACCGTCATTTATTTTTTCTTCTTTTTGACCGCACCGCCGCCGCGCATTTTCTTAACCGTGCCGCCGCCGCGCATTTTCTTAACCATACCACCGCCGCGCATTTTTTTTGCAGCGCCGCCTTTACGCATTTTCTTTGGTTTCATTGCCATCTTTCAATCTCCTATAAAGTTCGTTTCTTGTTTCATAGATGTCTGACGCATCATATTCGCCGTCATAACTATCATAATATCCTCTTTTGTCCAACTTGTCTGCTGCTTCTTGTAGCTTCGACAATCGTTGTACGAATATCATGCAGTATTCAGTATCAATTTCATAATTAAAATTAACGTCTTCCACAAAATCACTGGGCTCATCATCTGGATGAAAACCCATAACCCATATATCTTTATCTATAAAAATGCCTTGAGAAATCGCCTCGCTAAGATCGTCAAGATATTGATGAAATTCATCTGAGGTTTTTTCGTTATACAAGTCAATAATAATTGCTAAATCAAAATTATCGTCATATTGCGATACACAAGAATATAAAACTTGATAAGAATCTTCTTTTCTAAAAAGTATCGAAACTTTATTATTCACTAATGCTTTACGAGCAAAAGGGCATGGTGGAAGATTATTAAAGTGTGGACTAGGCTTTTGTAAAACATCGCTAGACCATTGCATGATTTCTTCAACAATGGCTTTTTCGGTGGGCTCAGTATAGAAAGCGGTGTTCATGATTGTGTCACCGATCCAGAAGTTCTTTTGCGGCGGTTATTCATAACTGCTCCGCAACCTCTAGCTATTGCAGTACCGGGCTTTGATTTTCCGCGGAAGGGTCGTTTTGATTTTGTTTCTACAACCCCGCCATCAGCCATTTTTTTTACTTTGGCTGCTTTAGTGTTCGAAACAACTTGCTTTCCTTTAGCTCCTTCACGCTTTTTTTTACGAGCAGTTGAAGCTCTCTCTGACTTACTGAGACTCTGTGCCTTAGATCGTGGTAGGCATCGGTCAGGGTTCTTCTTATTTTTAGAAGTGCCGCATTTACCAGCGATATTACCTTCGCTATCAATTCTGACCCAATCTTCATTTACCCAATCCTTTAGCTTACCCATTATTTTTTCTTTCTAGGGGAACGAAGCATTGTCTTTAGAGTTTTTGCTTGACCAGCATGAAGCTTTGAAGCTTTTTTTAACCCCTTTACAACCTTCTTAACTTTCTTTTTATTACCTTTACTTAGCATTACCCCTTTTTCCTTTTACTTTTTTTAGCATAATTTGGGTCTTTGCAGTATTTTGAAGCAGCCATATTGGCGTAAGCACTAGGGTAGGTGTCAAAAGTACGTTCCGCCCAAGCTTTACCTTTTGGGCATATCTTACTGCCTTTACTTTTTGAAGAGGCTTTTTTTGATTTTTTAGAATACGCCATACGTCTACCCTAAAAATTTTTGCACGAAAGGTGCAATTAAAATTAAAACAGCAAGCGCCCATAACTTAACATCCAAAGCTTTTAGAGAGCTTTTATGATCGTCCAGACGTTCTTCAATCCTCTGGTATCTGAGGTTGCATTCAGCTTCGTGTTTTTCCAACTTAGCTAATACTTCTTCCACCTTCATTCAGTCCTCACCACGCTTTACAAGACCAATATCTTGCCGAAAACTTATCTTTAGCCGTATCACAGTTGTGGCGGGCACGAAAATTCTTTCTTCTACCGGGTTGATCCTTCTTAATAGACATCTTTGGGTCCCCAAACCTTACAATTTTTATTTCACTGCCTTTCTTGGCGAGGACCGCACTTTTCTTTGTCTTACCCGGAGTACGCTTTGGTTTGTTATAGCCAGCAAAAGTTTCGCCTCTATACTTAATCCTTCCAGAAGGTAAGCGAGTAGCATCTTTTGTCGTAGCCATTATTTCTCCTAGCTATGAAACACCGTTACAGAAGTACATGCAGTAAAAACCGAAACATAAATGTCACTAACTCTTATACCCTCATCTGGAATGTTTACAGAGTGTGTATCTGAGGCATCTAAATCCATGTCCAATACAACTGCGCCACCATTACCATTGGTAAAAGTTATTCTTGGCGTTCCTGTATCAGTTTTTATTTGTACCTGCCGAATACGTGCCGGTCCTACACCCGCAGAACCTGTGCTTGTCAATCGTTTTGATCTTACGTCAGAACCAGCCATACAAACCTCCTATTAAGAAAGGTTGTTGTTTTGAGCATACAAAACAGTAACCCGAACTTCACCCGCACTTGTTGCAGCGGAGTTGGTTACAGTCAAACGAATGTCTGCTGTTCCTACGTCTTCCCACGCTAAAGAACCACCAGATTGAGTGGTTGGGTATTTACGACCTGCACTTGTTCCAATAGCAAAAGTATTTACAAGCGTTGCTGCACCGCCAACGGTGTCTCCAACACTTATGTTAGTTGCATCACTTGACGCTGTAATAACGTCAATTACACAATCAATAACTTGGGAATTTGCAGGAATAACAACGTTTGTTACAGACGCAGCTAATGCACCGCCAGATAAATCTGCGGCGAATGTCTGAGACATTACTACTTGGCCAGTGTTTTTGATATTTGTACCAAGGGACGTGCCCGTGGTTGTTTTGATAGTTCCGGCCTTAATCGGTCCAGAAAAAGTTGTAGTACCCATATGTTTCTCCTGTCTTGGGTTAAGTCAGACGCACCATGCGGCTGTCAGGGATATTAACAGGATACATTATAAAAACAGAAAAAGAAAGGGGCAACTTTCGCCGCCCCTTCCAAGTCTACAGGGAGTAGTCAACATGAAATTGACAACCCCTTTATAGCACAGTTTACGCTCCGGGTGTACCGAAAACGGATCGCCAGTCAGATACGCCAAAACTGTAACGCTCACGCGCTTTAAAACGCATGTTACCGGTGTCAAAGTCACCTTCCATTGCCGTTTTAATTGGCGAACGGTTGAAGAACTTGAAGCCGTTAGGTGCGTCAGTCTTGATGAAGTATGCGTCTGAATCAGTCAGGAAGTGGTTAACCACTGCTCCATCCGGAATCATACCCATGTTCTTCATAGCGTTGTTGTCGTTGTCAGCAGTGCCCGAACGCAAGTTAGAGTTTAGAACCCTTTCTGCAATGAACTGAAGCTCTTTTGGAATAATAAGCTTCATGCCGCGTACAGCGATTTTCAAACCACGCTCATCTGTCAAACCAGCAATCTCAATCAGCATCTGCTCAAGAGAAGTCTCATTGAGGTCAGCCGCTGTTGCGAGAAGGTTGGTCTGGTTACCAGACAAACTAGGATGCGCGTTTGAACACAGTGCTACACCATCACCAATTGCAGAAGCACCCGCTGTGAACGCATTGTTCAGAATAGCGGCAGCTTTAATCTGCTTGGTTTGAGCCATTGAACGAGCCAATGCCTTGGTATAGCGCGATGCAAGACGATCATAAAGATTGTCTTCTATGGCTTCCTCAGTGATTGAAAATGCCAGCGCAATGGTTTCATGTGTGTAACGAGCAGTGTATGTCTCTTGAGCATCGTCAAAGCTGATGGCAGTGCCTTCGCCTTTAACAGGTGCAGTAGAGAATCCACCAAGCATAACTTCTTCTTCAAAGGCTCTGTCCGAAGACTCCTCCTCAAAGATTTCACCATGCTCGTTCTCGTAACGGTTATATTCCAGCCCAAACAAAGCGTTAAGGCCGGGTTCTAGCTCTTTAGCTAGTTGACTTCTTGAAATAGCCATTAGTTAAACCCTCCTTAAATGCCCGTTGATGTCGCAGTTGTCTGCGAATCAAAACGGCTGGTTGGTGCGTTGAAATGAGCGTTCAGTCTTACAATCAAAGGAATCCCGGCAGCAGCATAATCACTGTTACCTGCGTCATCCATAATACCCACGATACGCAAAGGTAGCGTTGCAGTAGTATTGATTGTTGATACGCCCAAGGCGGAATTGGAACTACCAGTATCGGTAGAACCTGTTCGAGCAGAAGTACCCAAAGACGCATTCGCGAAGACTGCGGCTTGAGCGGTTGCTCTGTCTGTCAAAGTGGCGTCAGACGCTACTTTGAATAGCTGGTTTGGATTGTCAGCAACAAACGCTTTCACAGGGTGATTTGTGTCAACGCTTACCGCATTTGATCCGGGCCAGTAGTTTATAAAGATTGGTTTCTTTGAAACCGAATCAACGTACTCCACCCCCATCAGGACGCCCAATGCTTGCGTAGTGCCACCGTTAGTAGCACCTGCTTGGTCAATAACGCCTGCTGCCAAAGGCACACAGATCGAATATTGAAAAATAGCACTGGTGTTATTGGATGCGATTTCATACTGAGTTACCCCAGTTGAGTTAGACGCAGAGCCATTAAGCCCGATAGGACGAAGACCGTAGGCAGTATTTTGATTTGCCATAGTTAGTTTCTCCTATTAAGGGCAGCCCTTATTTTTTTGGGCCACCGAAGGTTACACGAGATTGACGATCAGCATTACTGATCCTCATTGTTGAGTGTGCATTCTCGCGCATCATATCGTGATCCACTGCTTCCATCTGGTCTTTACTACGTTTGTTAAAGTAGCTAGTCCTTTCAGCAACAGTTTCTTCCGGTATTCTGGCAAGAAGCAATCCGCCGACTCCAAACACACCTTGATATTTACCTGATTCAACAACTGGTGATTCAAAGTCAGGATACTCGTCCTTACGGACCAATTCCCAACCTTCACGCATTTTGGCACTGATGTTCTTAGTATCATCAAACCCACGCGTTTCTGCGCGAATCCAACGATGCCTATACCCATCAGGGGCAGGTGGTGCATCTAACATTGACGGGGGAGCCCATGGCTTACGAATAGCCTGTTTTTCCCTAGTTTCGTTTGCGCGAGAAGTACGTTTAATTCCTGAATCTGTTTCTTTGTTTTGTTCTGTCATTTTTTTACTCCTTCACGTATTTCGCATATTCTTCAAGCGGCACACCCAATTTTTTCGCTATTGCGACTTGGCTAGGGGTGAGTCTAACCTTTTTCCCACTGCGCCCAGATGAATTTCTTGTGGCTCCTACAACCGTCTGAGCGGGTCGTTTGGTAGAGGCCGAAGCACCCGTATTAAACTTGTTGGAAATACGGTTGTCTAACTCAGTATAGTAGTCATCGCTCTGCGGGTCAAATCCTTCTTCTTCCACCAATTTTTTGTGTATACCAAAGGCGGCATATGTCATGGCTTCATCGGACCCAAACCAGCTATTTTTTAAGGCCCATTGTTCCGCTTTTGGATCAGGCCTTTTCGGCTGTTGAGCAGGCATTGGTTGACGTACTTGTTGTTGTGCAGCAGCTTGTGCTTGTTGTTGCGCACGGGCTGATTGCGCTTTTGCTTGGGCAGCGCGGTCAGCTTGAATTGCTAAATTAGTTAAAGATCGTTGTGCCTCAACTGTTGCATTACTGTCCCCTATTTCAATAGCTCTAGCGAGGGCAGCTTCAGCTTGTTGCATTTGAGTGCTAACACGATTTGAATACTCTGAGACATAATTGGTGTCTAAGTTTTGAATGCGCTGTTTAAGATGCTGAGATTCAGTTTGTACGCCCTGCGCATAACGAATAGCTTCTTGCTCTCTTCGTTCAGCTTCTCGCATTTTTTTAGTAAGCCTGTCGATACGCTTTTGCGTAGCGGTTTCAGCTTTTTGAAATTGATCGTCATCATCTGCTGACTCAATTTCTTTTGATTCTACTTGATCCTCTTTAACCTCTACTTCGGTTTCTTGAGCATCATCCAAGTCTAACTCGACTTGGTTCTTTTCGGCTTCAGCCATAATTATCTCTCCTTACGTTAATTGGTGTATATCTTCTGGGTCCAAAATAGTAGATAAGATTTCGTCATCGTTAAGAATACGAACCTCTCCACCATCAATTTGAAAACGCGACCCGGCATAACGAGCAAACAAAACCCATTGTTTTGCTTGACACCATGGACCTGACGGAAACTTTTGTTTATCCGCATAGGCCAACGGGCCAACTTTAAGAACATATCCGACCTGTGTGGATACCTGACTCTTTTCTTGAACTTCATTAGGCAAGAAAATACCGCCAGCGGTTTTACCTTGACCCATGTAGGGAAGAACTAAGAGTCGCCATCCGGTAGGTTCCGGCATTCTCTCAAGAAGGGATGCACCAATTGCCTCTGGGTTGAGACGTGGCTTTTCTACATACGCATCAGCTAGATTAGGCTTATCGTCTTTCTTTGCCTCTGATGGTTTTTTGATCGGCTCTGACGGACCAGACTCTGCTTGTATATTAAAAGCAGCATTTGGCGCGGCAGACAAATCTATTTTTGAAGATTTAGTCATTAGATCGCTCCTGTTTATCTAGCAGGCTCTTGAGTTCCTGTTCCACGTGATTTAGGCATTCCATGTTGCCCATAAGCTCACGATATTGCTCCATTGATTTGACATTTCCATAAATCATCAAGTCAGTAACCGATTGTCGTCTCTCTCTCAAGATTCGAAAGACTGCTTCGGCTATGTAAATGTCATCCATTTAATTCTCGCATATTATCGAACAATGTCTGATAATATCTTAGCACGATTTGTATAAGATGCGCTAGGACAAAATATAATTATATCAGATTGATCTTAGTTCAAAATGCGGGCCATCAATAAAAGGCCTCCTTCCTTGGCTACGCCTTATGTCTACATATGAGTTCATAGCATCTTCCATTGTGCCGTCCCACTCTCGCAAATCATCTACGGTCCAAGCTGCTCCCCATCGTATGTGAGCCCCTGTTTCTACCGCCGCAGCTTTCATAGCATCTGCTAAATCGTCATACAAGTTAAGCTCCCATGATCCTCTTGGTCCAATGTAAGCCATTAAGTCAACAGCATGACCATAACCATCGCTTTGCTCTAAATGATAAGACTTCATTGTTTTAGAAGCGCCTTTTTTATAAAGTGCTTCCTGTTCTTCGATAGTTCGAACACCGTAAATTACGCCGAAATCTGTAGTGGTAAGTTCAATAGCTCGTTTAACTGTTTCAACTAACTTAGGATGAACGCCCTCTAATTTTCCCAAACTGCGGTTTGATAACCTAAAACTCATTTTGTCAAGCCTTTCGCTTTTTCAAATGTACGAAGGCCGCCAAGCCCCAACATCCCAAGCAATACAGTCATCAAGCTTTCCATGTCAAACTCTGGCAACTCCGGGGGTACAACTCCACTGTAGGCAAAACCAAAGGTAATCATGGGAACAATAACAAAGTGCCATATCATGGCGAAAGATAGGCCCCAACCCAGAAAAGGTCGCCAGCCTGCAATAAAAACGCTTCTGTGCTGCGCTTCCATTTTATTTATTTCTAACTGACCCATGTTTGCTTCATGAGCTTGTTTAGAAGCCATGGTCGCTATTTCATGTGCGAGTTTGGCTTTTTCATCCGCATCAGGGATAAACTTGTCCAGTAAACCTGTTACTGGACCAATCAACGATTGTAGCATAGGCACCTCCTGCGATTTGCCGCATTTTATCTTATACTGATTTTATAAATTAATAAAGTCAGAAAAACTATTCTTCTTTTTTGCGTACCGCAGGATCGCGAAAAATTATTCTAGTGCCAGCATCAGCGGCGGATATTTCACGTATACGACAATACGTTTTGAAATACGGGTTTTGACTAAATATAAAGTTATGTTGAGCAACACTTCCTGTATTAAGCGCGTTAGAATATTCAATGCAAGAAGTTAATTCGCGGAAGTAAAACTCTTCTCCAGTCGGTTGGTTACGCTCTAACACAATGAGAACAAAAATCATCATTGTGTCCACTACAACCTTCTTTTCTTTTTAACTGCTTGAGTCTTAGGTGCCTCTGGCGCAATTAACGCCCATGTCAGAACATATAGTGGACGCGACCATGCTGTACCTAGCGTTTGTGACCCACGATTTTGTATGTATATCATCGCCCCATAACCACATCTTCCTTGGTTATAGTTAAGCCATTCCTGCGCTACCTTAAATCTTTTTGCTGGCGGATGTACATCCGCTAACAGTACAAACTCCCGTAGATCGCAATCTAACCTTGGTTTTGCTGGATTAAAATGTTTATGAGCTGTTGCAATTTCTGGTCGCTGGCTTTCGCGGTTTCCTCCATTGCGGATAGGTTTTTTGTGATGGCCTGAATAGCTTGCTCGTTTAATTTGGTACTCGTACCGTTTTCTTCCGCTTTAGCCGCCGTCTCTCTTACTTTTTCTTCAAGTTTAACCACTTCTTCCTTGGTCGATTCGGCATTTGCCGTAACTGTTCCATAGGAGACTGCAATAGTTAATGCTCCAATCGCAAGAGGGAGCGCCCAAGTTGGGACCTTTATATGTGGTTCAGACATAAAATAACTCCTGATAAAATAACATTATACACAATTTTTTATTTACGCGACATCCAAGCAGAAACACCCATGTAACTGCCTACAATACCAGCGATAGTAATAAAAAAAACATCTGACACTTCCTTCAAAAGTTCTATACGTGTGTCAGGAATAAAAGGCATAAATAAAGCTACCGTAAAAACAGCGCCACCTATCATGGCCGAACGCGCAATACGCAACTGAGCCATATGCTTGCGAGACTGATCTTCAAATTCTCTTATTTCTCTTGCACGATCAATCTCTGTATCGCTAACAACGCCGTCATCATCCAAATCATAATCAGCGTATTGTGATTTTTGTTCTAACCTTTTAGCCATTTTGCCCACAACATTATACCAACCAGACCGCTAATCATTATTACAAAAGCAATAGTCCAGCTTATATATTCAAAGTTTTTAGCCTTTCTTCTTCTTGCAGCTAGTTCTTCTTCTCTTCTCTTCTTTCGCGCTTCGCCTTGGAATTTAAGCCAATCGTCATACAATCCGGGTCTTCCATATAACCGCATCATCGACATCATTTCTTTTTCTAACTCGGTAATTTTTTCGAGCGCCATAAACTCTTCAAAATCACTTTCTGTCTTTCCTCCAAGAACAGATAAAACACTTCTTTTCTTTTTTTCGTGCCGTCTTTTAAGGTCTTCTTTGGCACCTACCATTTTACCGATAGCGCCCATAGCGTCCGATAAATCTCGCCCGTTAGCAACGAACGTTTTTACAACTTGAAACCCTGCGTTAAACGCTGCTAATTCCGCTATCAATAACCATGCCCCCGTGTTTTCACATTAGCCCCCACCAGCGAGTGAACCAATACCTCCTTGACTTTCCGGTCTTCTGAAGGGGTTGCTACTAACGGGCATAGTTGGTTGTACACCAACTAATCCAAATGTACTAGCTGATCTTACGTCTGGTGGTACATAAGGAGTCGGTGTAGGTGTAGGATCATCTCCAGTTCCTCCACTGTCTCCCGTACCTAAATCACCTACTGGATCAACAGGATCGACTGTGTAAGAGCCACCGGTGGTTCCTGTGGTAGTCCCGGTAGTTCCGGTGCCACTAAGATATGGGTTACCGTAAATGCCTATGCCAGACAGGTCCACACCGTTTGGATTTGCTTCGTAAAAATTATTGAGCATTTCTATTTGTTCGGCTGTCATCCCTGAAGTGTCTATTGTGTCTGGAATAAACGAAGATGTTGTGCCTACAGAGGTGTTATCTACAGTATCTGCGGGATCGCTTGTGTCAACAGTCCCTGTGTCGGGTATATATCCAGCCCCTATCCCAGTCAAATCTAATCCTTCAAAACCTCCAGTGTTAGGCGTAGTGCCGACAGCTTCATCTACGGCATCTTGCGGTAATCCGGGTATTGTATTCATACCGGGTCCACGTCCTCCTCCGGGTCCACGTCCTCCTCCGGGTCCGGGTCCAGTTCCGCCACCGGGCTCACCGAATAAAGGACCAGCCGTCCCTAAATCACCTATAAGGTTGCCTTGTTCATCATAAACAGGACCGCCCATCGTACCTATCTGCGGTTCAGAACTACCTTGACCTAGTTCAGGATCACTATAAAGCGATGGGTCAACCCCACCTTGTGAACCGCCAATATTAATATTTGATAAATCAAAACCACCTAAGTCTTTTAGATCGCTAAGATTTAAATTACCACCTCCGGGCAACGGTATAGTATCAAGATAATCTCCTTGACCTACTTGGTCCGCTATAGTTTCAATACCAGACGGCGGTGGATCAGAAACAACCGTAGCTGGTGGAACAGAGCCCATTCCGGGAGGAAGTGTAAAACCCTCTCCAAACTCAGGAATAGAAAAAGTTGGCGGAGGTACTTGAACAGGAGGCGTCACTACCGGTGCAGGAGGCGCTACAGGTAAAGTTTCTATGCCACCCGGCGCTGTATCACCGGGCAAAGGACGAACATTTGGCCCCATTTCTGGATCACTAAACAAATCAGGATTAGGACCTCCAAAAACACCTCCTAAAAGAGGCGGTGGAACCGGAGCAGGTGCCGGATCAGAAACAACAGGCACTGGTGGCCCTTGTACTGGTGCCGGTGGCGGTGGCGCAGGAATGGGCATAGGTACTGGTGCTGGAGCAGGCACTGGATCAGAAATAACAGGCACTGGCGGCCCTTGAACGGGCCCTACTGGTGACGGTCCTTGAACCGGAACAGGTCGAGGTGACGGTCTGGGATCGTCAAAAACACCTGAATCGTCATACGGAGCGGGCACTGGCGGGGTTGGCACCGGTACTTGTGGTATCGGAGCAGGTAAAGGGGGTCCCGGTACTTTAGGTAGTGGCGCAGGAACCGGTGGAACAGGCAT